ACGCCTGGCCACCAGCGACCATAGACGCATCTCCTCCGGCACCCCAAGCAATAGCGCCGCCTGCTAGACCAGTGATTTTTCCTAATGCACCGAAGTTAATATCAGTAGTAGCTCTCATCTGGGTCGTTGTCTCAGAGTTAGTGTTTATGCTATTAGCTTGGAGATTAAATTTCCCCATGGCGTGCATATTAATATCCTGATCTGCGTGGAGATTCAAGTCTCCTTGAGTTCTAATATTGACTGAATTAGTAGAGTACATATCAATCGTACCTTCTTTACCTAATTCAATATAACTCTGTCCATTAGAGTGAAGTATCATGAGGGTCTGGCCGTCATCGCTCATCAGAATCTGATGGCCCAATGCAGTCCTCAATCTAATTAGCTGGTCTCTACCGATGACATCACCGTCATCCATGACGAGGCTGTGACCTCCCCGTCTTGCAACGACTTGTAGTTGGGCATCTTTGTCCGGAGTAAGATTGTTGACAACAGTAGAATCATCATATCCGCCCTGATAGATAGGTCTACCAGGAGTAGACACTCCCCAGCCTACACGACTTGCTGCTTCGCGAGATGCACTTGATGATATAGGACCACGAATAGGGTCTCGTATGATTCCTTGTTGATTCATGATTGCAGCAGAATAGCTATGAACAGGTCTAGGTGCTGAATTAAATTCCGGACTATTGGTTACTGGCGCATTGTTTGTATTAATGTTTGTTACTGGCAACCTAGTTGCACCACCAAACCCTTGTGCTTCTCCTTCATTGGCAACGATGTTATCTGCTGAACCAATAGCAGGTACCATGTGCAATGTTTCTGCTGATGGAACTGATCCTATGTAGAAACCATAGTTAGGATCACCGTTGATAAAGATACAGATAACAGTAGTTCCGATATCAGGAGGAGCGTGCCACATACCGTAGGAACTAGGATTAGATTTATAGGTGCCGTGACCGTCATTTCCAGCAGTACTCCCGACTTGACCAAAAAAGGTGCTCAGATAACTTACCGTTATCCAGTGATCAGACGAGTCAGAGTCCATTGGTGGCTTGTCAGATAACAGAACTTTAATTCTTCCTGCTCGGGTAGGATCGATGTTATCCTTAACGATTCCAAAAAGAGGAACCATTTTAGTAATAGCTCCGCCGGTATCAGGCTTACTTGATTTGACTGGACCAAATGTTTTAATAGAGTCTATTGGCATGTGATTTTATCCTCCTCCGTGATCATTTGCGACAGGTTTTCCACCGGGGCCAGTGTTCGTCACTGGCTGTGCAGGAGTCTGATTTGAGTTTTTAGTGGGGGTTTGGGTTTTAGTAGTGTTGATAGCCGGATCCGTTTTCGTTCCCGTATTGCTAGTGGTGACCGCAGAATTTCCGGCTGCGGGTCCTGAACCGGTTGGTTTATTAGAATTTGATATTCCTGTCGCTTCAGCAGAGTTAGCATCTTGACTTACTTTTCCAAAATCATTTAGAAAACAAGATAAATCTTGAGTAAATTTTCCATTATCAAACTTACTCTTGACTTCTCTTACTTGTAAACTTATGCCATGTATTATCTTGTCAAGAGGAGGAGGATACGGGAAAAACAAAATAGAGTTATTGATATTCAGCGTGCCGCCTTCTGACGAATTAACACCGTTGACTTGTCCAGTATTAGTATAGTCAACTGCTTCTTTAAAATCAATTTCAATAAAAACTTGTCCGCCGTTAGCACTTATAGTAAAACCATCACTTCCGTAATACTTATCATACACCTGATTTATACTTGTATCGGAATCCTGAATCAAAAAATCCGGATCTCCTAGAATAGTCACGCTGGCTTCAGCATAGGAATTGTAGTCATAAAGACTAGTAAGGTAGTTATTTTGAGCAGTAGCTGCATATCCTTGTGTATTTGTTCTAGGTAAAGGAGATTGGGTGTTGGGAGTTTTTGCATTTTGAGTAGTACTAGGGCTTGCTGTTCCGGAAGGCGGAGTTGCCGGACCTGTAGGATTATTTGGATCCGGCGGGGAAACCACGGTACTAGTATAAAGGGTTTCTATATTTTGTTCATAGCTTATAACTTCACTATTTTCTCCCGTATACCAATACTCATATCTTTTATGCGGCCCATAGTATTTTAAAGTAGAACTAGCATAGCTACTAGCAACTACCGGTGTATCATACTCGTGTATCACATAAGTTATATCAGTTATCCAGTTGTTTAACTTTGGATCCCATTTAGCATTTGAAATTTCTGTCGTACATCGGTACCAACTTATCGGCCGGTCTCTAGAAGATACTATTTCTGGAGGAGCGTTTTTTAATTGATCTGTTTGCAGTGAGGATGCGTATACAACAGTTAGGGCCTTGCGTAAATATTCGCTTTGCGTAATGACTTGCTGTATTCCCTGAGTTATAGTAGTACTAGAGGTAAAATTTATATTTCTTGAGTTATTTTCAGGGGTAGCAGTTGTTTCTTTACTAGCATTTGATTGACTAGTTGTTTTGGCGCCACTTCCTGCCCATTTGCTTTTATCTAAATCTGCGGGAGAAACTATCGGAGACTGTGCGATTATTTCTGCTCCGGGTGCAAATCTAAAATTATATACTATGGGATAGGTTTGTGATCCGGCTTTGACTAGTTTTTGTTGCTCGTCATTAAGTTGATTCTTGAGTTTTGTTAGAGCATCTCCTACAGTAGTAGCAGTTATAGGATGATCACTAGGCAAAGTACCTTTGGACTGACTATATGCAGTGCCCGGAGCTAATCCGGTAGCACTGCATTGATAAGTCATAGTTTTACCATTAATCTTAGAAGATATTCCGGTTATCTGAATATCAAAATATTGCTGGAATAACGATCCATCGATTGAACTTGGATCTAACGTAGAACCGAAAAATTGATTTTCTGGTTTAACTAATTTTCCTTGTTGATCATAACCAAAAAATCTTATACCTAATATAAAAAATTGCTTTGCAAAAGTAATATTTGCTGTATTAGACCCCAAATATTGTGATATAGCGTCAGATGCCCGCTTTAAATTTTGAATGAATGAAAATCCATATGGTTCAGTTATAGTAAATTCAATATCAGTAACTATCGCTGCACCTTGCGCCATAACTTGTGTCGTGAAGGTTAGATTGTCAATGTAATAATCAAAGTTAAACCCTTCAGCACGGACATCATCGGTGTTGTTTATACCCCCACTTTGGGCAAGGAGGAATGCCCCTCCTTGGTTAGGTATGTTAGCACCAGTCGCTCCGCCAGAAGGTGCTACGCTTTTTATTGCGTTGATGTTAGTCCTACCTGACGCGATAAAAGCGTCATATGCATCAGGAGTAATCATGTATAAACTTATTTGATAAGTGTAACTAGCGAACTCTCCTAATGGATTTTTTAATCTTTTTCCTGGGTTTGAAGTGTTTATCGGAGGGGTTGACGTGGTATCAGTCGGAGGCGGTGCAGACGCAGTTTGATTGATCGGGCTACTTGCGTTAGCAGGTGCCGTGCCATCTTGACTACTGCTAGGAGCTCCAGGAGAACCTGCTCCACCAGGTGAACCCGGAGTACCGGTAGTCGGAGTTGATGCAGTATTTGTTGGAGAACTGGGCGTGCCACCGCTTGATCCTGCAGGATTAGGTTGTTTTGCGCCGCTATCGTCGTTTGCTGACCCGAATAAAGGCATATATTATGTTCCTAATACTGATTGCAGTGTACTCAGTGTAGGTATATATATCCCTAAACCAGCAGTGAAATTAAAATAAGGGTCGGGTCCTAGCAGATTAGGATTACGAGAAGCAAATACCCACCATAGACGAGCATCAGTATATAGGTCATAAGCTAGCATGTCTGGTCTATATTGATAAACTATAGGAATTAAATAATAAACATCGCTCGGATACATCGGTATCGGAAGATAGTTCATCACATCTAGATATTTGTTGTTTATTATGTTAGTATTAGTGTAGGGACTTGTTGCTGGATAAAAACCCTGATTAGATGATAATGACATTACCAGAATGCTCCTGTTCCGTTTTGTGTACCTTTTAATAGCTTACCGCTAGCATAATCCGTCAGGCTAAACTGATTAGATACTTGATTTCTACTCATCATCGGTACACAACTGATTGACATATTGATTTTTGTAGGTACATATGTTGCCCCCTGTCCAGCAGATACAGGTGAACTTGGCCATGTTACTGGTTGAGGAGTTCCACCTACCGCCAGCTGTGATCCAGCACCTATTCTTGAATTACTGTTAGCATTTGGATTTATGTTTTTCTGCGGAGAACCTGACGATGCAGGGCCAGTAGTTGCTATGTAGTCAACATCAGGGGGAGTCGTGTACGTAAATGATTGTATAGCCATCGGTTGTCCAGCAAATTGATACTGACCCAATCCATACAGATAGCAGAGAGGCGGGGGTGTACCTGGTTTAGGATTCGTATCCTGTCCGTAAAACATTTTAGTCATCGTTCTAAAAAAATGTATGACTGCCATAACATAATTTGCCTCAGCTACATCTTGGCATGTAAAGTCGCCTGCAATAGATATATTATCAATAGAACTGCTTCCGTACTGAAAGACCTTATAATTACTATGCACAAGTGTTGTTGGATCGTATTGAGCATCATAACTTACCGAGATAGTAGGAGTATAAGGGAATATGACACCATTTGTTCTGTTCAGTGGACTAAGAAGTACGTTTTTTGGATCTTTGTATAGATAAGTGACACTAGGATCCTGGGACAACGCAACACGCACTCTCCAATCTGCCTGCGCTACAGCATTTGTTTGATCTTGATTAGCCGGAGTCGCTTGTGCATCTGTTTTTGCAGCAGTTATTCCTGTTCCAGAATTAGGAGATGTAATAATAGGCGGAGCCGTCGTCACAATATTAGCATTTACATCAGGAGTGTTTGCAATATCAAGTGTAGTTGGGGCAGTAACTACTTGAATAGGTGTGTCTGATGTTGCAGAGGACGTTAAGTTAGGATTATTTTCGGGAGTTATCGGAACAGGGGCTGACGAGTCAATTCCAGCGGCGGCGTCTGACACTGCTATTGCTTTCGCTTGATCATGACTCGTGATTACAGCATCTGTTAATCCAGCGGGTAAAGATGTTCCGGAATATCCTTGAGCTTGTAATGAGTTTAATATGTCTTCGTTAGGTTTTCCGTAATAAGTGTTCCCGTCCGGATCAGTAATAATATAAGAAACGGATGCAGTGGTAGTATCAACTGTTGCTTGTACTGACCACCCACTACTCGTTGTTGCGGTATATGTTCCTATTGACATGCTTATCCCGTGATAAATAAAGTATTCTGATTGTATTTATCACTTCAAAAAACTACAAAATTTACCCGTAATTGTTGCAATTTTACAACAGCAACAGTATAATCATATATTGTAAAAGGAATACCAGTGTCTATCAAAACAAGAAAACCCGTCAATTACTTAAACAATCGCGACATCCTCAAAGAGATTCACACGAGCAAAAATAGCTTTTGTTATTATACCCAACCTGAATATCATCGTTATGACCTCATCATTGATATGCCAGAAGCTGATATTATAACTAGTTTAAAGTTCGCATCAGAACCAGAACAGATTCAAGCAGCAAAAGAAGCGAGAGCAGCTAGGCTCTCTATTGAAACCGAGACTAAGATTAGTCCTGACGACATTCTTACTGAAGACTTGATTTTTCGCGTGATGACATGGGATCATATTCCATTAAGCCAGAAGCAACCAAGGAAGACTATCAAGAAGAAGACAGCCAAAGATATTTTAATTTTCTACGATGATGACGGTGAAGAATTTGCTGACTTAGAAGATAAGACGACAAAGGCTGAAGTGGATGATATGGTCCATGTCAAAGTCAACTTCCCTCCTTTTCAGCATTTCAAGCTAGACGAGACTGGAACTATGCGATGCGTAGGCAAGTCACATTGGATTGGTGGCATTGAGAACGGACACTTCTCAAAGGATCATGGTAACATCACAAACAAACTCGCTCGCATGTATATGATGCTATGCGAGAAGTATGCTATGAAGTTCAATTGGCGCGGTTATACCTATAACGATGAGATGAAGAACTCTGCTATCCTTCAACTCACTTATGTTGGTCTAAGATTCAATGAAGCGAAGTCTGCTAATCCATTCGCATACTATACTGCGGCTATAACAAATAGTTTCTGTAGGGTACTCAACACTGAGAAGCGTAGCCAGAATATCCGTGACGATATACTTGAAATGAATGGAATGAATCCATCATTCTCAAGACAAAATAAGGACATGAAGTTCCAGTTAGACACTTAAGGTTACCAGAATCATTGTTTTTTATGATAAAGAGTAGTATAGTACAAGTATGACAAATCTATTTAAAAAAGCAGCAGTCATGACAGACCTTCATATAGGACTGAAGTCAAACAGTGTAATACACAATGAGGATTGCTTAGAATTCGTACAATGGTTTGTTAATAAGGCAAAAGAAGAAAGTTGTGATACAGCAATCATTTGTGGTGACTGGCACAACCATCGTGCTAGTATTAACATCCATAGCTTACACTATTCAATGCGTTGCCTAGAGTTGTTAAATGCAAATTTCAGCAGAGTCCTGTTCTTGACCGGAAATCATGACCTGTATTACCGAGAAAAAAGAGATATCCACAGTGTGGCTTGGGCCGGATACTTAGATAACATTCATATAATAAATGATATTTATACCGAAGGTGACGTAACGCTGTGCCCGTGGTTGGTAGGAGATGAAATAAAGCAAGTTAAAAAAATTAAATCCAAATATACCTTCGGACACTTTGAACTTCCTAATTTTTATATGAACGCACAGGTGCTAATGCCAGATCATGGGTTTGTCAGCGACGATGATTTTGCAGATACAGGAACCGTATTCTCTGGACACTTCCACAAGCGTCAATCTCGCAAGAACATCTGGTATACAGGGAATGCGTTTCCGCATAACTACGCTGATGCTGGTGATGATGCTCGCGGTATGATGGTGTTAGAATGGGGAGAAGATCCTGTATTTCATTCTTGGCCCAATCAACCTATCTTCCGTGTCTACAAACTCAGTTCTGTATTAGACAATCCGAAAGGACTACTCTTGCCAAAAGCTAGCATCCGTGTGCATCTTGACATTGATGTATCATATGAAGAGGCTAACTATATCAGGGAGACGCTTATTCCAGAATACAGTCTAAGAGAAGTATCATTGATTCCAATCAAGAACGAGCAACTCTCGCAAGAAGGTGGCGGTGATATCAAGTTTGAGAGTGTTGACCAGATCGTGCTAGAGAGCATCACTAATATTGAGAGTGAGTTCTATGATTCTAAACTATTGCTAGAGATTTATAACGGTCTATGATTATCTTAAAACGATTAAAGAATGCTTTGAACAAGGAATTCCTGCTGAAGAAGCAGCGTCTTTATCTAATCTTAGAATGCTTCCGTGGAAGCAGAACTTAATGAGGAACTATATTTAATGTCAATTGTACTTAAGAATATCACTCTACGTAACTTCCTTTCTATCGGGGCGGTTTGCCAAGCAGTCAACTTTGATAGCAAAGAACTCACGCTCATCCTAGGAGAGAATCTGGATCTAGGCGGAGACGGCGCTCGTAACGGTACAGGCAAGTGCGTTGGCATAAATACTGTAGTAAAAGTAAGAAACACCGTTACCGGCGAAATATTTGAAACTACTGTAGGAGACTTGTATGCCACCAGCAAAGAAAACCAAACTAGAAATAGTAAATGATGTGTTAGATCATAGGATAAAAAACCTAGAACCTAATCTGCGGGCTGAAATATGCAACAAACTCATGGAGCATAAATTTCCCATGACAAGCATGAAACAATGCGAATCTGCTGCCCGGGCGCTACTATCTTTGCCCGGAATAGGATCAGGAAGCGCCCGATATTGGACTGAACGGGGATGGGACAGTTTGCAGGCTGAAATAAAAGCCAAAGAGAATATGAAGACTATTAATAAGTCTGCAAATAGAAATAGCCCATACTCAATTATCTTTTGGACTAAAAAAATTAACCCTAAAACAAACCTCAACTATACTACAGCCGAAGCGGAACAGGAACGAAATTCAAGACGACCAATACGAAAGGAATATTGGATTGCAAAGGGATACAATGAAGTGGATGCTATAGAATTAGCCAAAGCCCAAAAATTAAAAAATAATATAGCCGGTGCTGCAGGATCAAAAAATCGTAGCCCGAGCAGATTGCGAGCGCATAGTCATCGAACCGCTGACTACTGGATGCTGCGTGGTTTTTCGGAAGACGATGCGATTGCTAAGGTGTCAGCAGCACAAAAATTGTTCTCCATTGATACATGTATATCAAAGTACGGTGAAATTGAAGGGAAGAAAGTTTGGAGTGCTAGGCAGAAACAATGGTTAAACTCGCTAAAAGCATCCGGGATTCACGGTGGATACTCTAAAATATCAATGACCTTTTTTACTCATATAAGCGAAAAAATTCCTGACATATTGTTCGGGGTAAATGAAGCAATAATCACTGTTTCCGGATTATCGTACACGGTCGATTGTTTACACCAAACTAACAAAAAAATAATAGAGTTTTTCGGTGACTATTGGCATGCGAACCCTATCAAGTTTTCAGCCGGTGATATGATAAAAGGTAAACTTGTTGAAAACATATGGAAACATGACGAAAATAAATTAAAGACACTAACCGATGCCGGTTATCAAGTACTAGTAGTATGGGAATCGGAATACAATAAGGACAAACAAGGAACAATAGACCAATGCGTAAACTTTCTGAATCACTAACACGCAAGTTTGTAGATAGTGTAAGTTTAGAAAATTTAGAAATTGAGACCGATACCGGTTGGCAACCGATAACCCATATTCATAAAACTATACCATATGATGTATGGGAAATATACACAGCCAGCGGATTACATCTAGAATGTGCAGATGATCACATCGTCTTTGATCATAACTATAACGAAATTTTTGTTAAGAATCTTATAGCAGGTGTTTCGTGTATTCAAACTAGCATCGGTTTGGACCGCATTAAATCGGTAACTAGAAAGTCTTACGCCGAAAACATGTATGACATTACCGTTGATTCCCCTGATCATCGTTATTATACTAATAATATTCTATCTCACAATACGACACTCATCCAAGGTTTGTCTTATGTCCTGTTTGGTTCCCCCATCAATAACATCCGCAAAGACAATCTGATCAATCGTACCAACGGTAAAGGTATGATGTGTACCCTTGAGTTCTCTGCTCATGGCACTGAATACAAGATTGAGCGTGGACGCAGACCAAATACACTCCGATTCTATGTCAATAACAATCTTCAAGAAGGCAAAGATGATGCCCAAGGAGAAAACAAGGAAACCCAGGTTCAGATAGAACGGGCTATCGGAATGACTCCTGATATGTTCAAGCACATCATTGCATTGAACACATATTCAGAACCATTCCTCTCTCTGCCTTCAGGTGAACAGCGAAAGATCATTGAGCAACTGCTTGGTATCACCCTTCTATCAGAGAAAGCAGAAATACTAAAAGAAAAGATCCGTGACAACAAGGACACTATTCAATTAGAAGAATTCCGGGTCAAGGCTATCGAAGAAGCCAACAAGCGTGTCCAAGAACAGATCGAGGCTCTGAAGCGAAGGCAGAATCTATGGCTTAAGAAGCATGATGAAGATTTAAGCAAGTTAGTCAACGATTATGATGAATTGAGTAAGATAGACGTTGAAGCCGAACTTCAGGCTCACAAAGATTTAGCAGTGTACAACGACAACAAGAAGAGGAAAGATACTCACGATTCCTTGATTGCCCGGCAGATCGCCTGGAAGCAAAAGATAGATGCTGATCTCAGTGCTTTGCAGAAGTCATACGACAAACTGAGTCACATTGATATAGATGCTGAACTACGGACTCATAAAAATTTAGCCGAATATAACAGGAGATCAGCCGAATTATCTAGCATTACTACGGAGATCGCGACTCTAGGAGTCAGTATCGCTAAAGAACAGAAAGCGATTGACAAATTAGAAACCGAGATCAAGACCCTAGAAAGCAACACCTGCTATGCTTGTGGGCAAGATTTCCATACGCATAATCATGATAAGGTCTTGTCAAACAAGAGGATTCTTCTAGAAGGTGCAAAGAATGATCTTGCCCAATTCCAGATTGCTCTAGAAAAAAATAAAAATTCTGTATTCATTTTGGGCGCGATTCCCGAACCTTATTATAAGACTGAATATGAGGCTATCAAGCATAGTTCTGAACTCGAAAACATCCAAAATCAGATCAATGCAAAGAAGGGAGAATCTGATCCGTATGCTGACCAGTTGTGCGATTATTCTGACATCGTTCTAGGAACCATACCGGTAACGCACTATGATACTGAAGCAGAGGCAATCGAACATCGCAGTACTGTCGCGAATCTTCTGCGGCATATCGCTATCAAGGATGCTGAGGTTGACCCATACGCAGAACAAGTCTCTGACATGGAGAAACAAGCCCTACAAGAGATTGACTTCAACAAGATCAATCAACTCACCCGTACCGGAGAGCATCTGAAGTTCCTCCTTGATCTGCTGACTAGCAAGGATTCCTTCGTCCGCAAGAAGATCATTGATCAGAATTTGTCTTATCTGAATTCTAGGCTCACAAACTATCTTGACAAGATCGGGCTACCACACACAGTCATCTTCAAGAACGACTTGTCAGTTGAGATCACAGAACTCGGTAGAGAGTTGGATTTCTATAACCTTAGCAGGGGAGAGATGAACCGTCTCATTCTTGGATTATCCTTCGCGTTTAGAGATGTATGGGAAAATCTTTACTGTCCCATCAACGCGATATTCATTGATGAGTTAGTCGATGCGGGGATGGATAGTGTAGGGATTGAAAATTCTATGGCTCTGCTTAAAAATATGACTAGAACTCGAAACAAATCAGTGTGGTTAATCAGTCATAAAGATGAGTTGGTTAATAGAGTAGATAGTGTAGTTAAAGCAGTAAAGGAGGGAGGATTTACTTCCTACTGTAGTGAAAAAGAGTCGGAAAGATAAATAGTTGTGAGTCGCGGGAGTGCAATCCCCACTCACTCTAATGCTATCAAAGGAAACATCAGCATGAATATTTATCACCCTACTATTCCATATATCTATAAGTGGACACACCTTGCTACCGGCAAATGGTACATAGGATCAAAAGTTAGACAGGGATGGAACCCTGATCGTCACGAAGAATACCTTTGCTCAAGTAAAGAAGTAAAACCACTAATCTTAGAAAATAGAGAAGAGTGGATATATGAAATATTACATACCGGTGATCCTGAATACATTGTGTCTTTAGAAACTACTATATTAATCAGTTTAGATGCACGAAATGATCCTATGAGCTTTAATCAACACAACGGTGACGGTTTATATAATCGTTTCGGTGTTAAAGAAAACAAAGAGACGAGACTAAAAAAGCGAGAAGCAAGATTAGGTGCAAAGAATCCTATGTTTGGTAAAAAAGGTAATCTATCACCTCATTATGGAAAAACTTATTCTGATGAGCGGCGTGAGAAACAAAGCTCTGGGGTAAAAAAATATAGCGAATGTCGTCCTGCTGCACACAACGAAAACATCTCTAAATCATTGCTAGGAAATCCTAAACTATCGGCTAGAATGCAGGGCAAGAATAACCCGATGTTTGGTATTCCGGCATCGGATTACAATAAAGCGATGACAACTTTGAAAAATTCAGGAGATAACAATCCAATGAAGAAGCCGGAGCATCAACGCACATGCGATCATTGCGGTAAAACGGTTGCTAAAAATCATTATACAATGTATCACGGCGATCAGTGTAAAAGTAACCCAAATGCTCTGTAGAAAATATATTGACTACTTCACAAGAGATAAATCATAGTATGACATCTCCTAGCAAAACAAAAGGATCAGGGTTCGAACGAGAGGTCGCTAAGTTTCTTAGCGGATTATACAGTGAATCATTCGTTAGAGTTCCTAATTCCGGTGCCTACATTGGCGGAGCAAATGCCTATCGCAAAACAACGTTAGACGGAAATCAAGCGAAGTCTTTCAAAGGCGACATTGTTCCTCCTGACATTTGGACTCACTTTAATTCTGAATGCAAAAACTATGCAGACTTCCCCTTTCACTTACTGCTTACCGGCAACTGTAAACAATTTGATACTTGGTTAGGTCAACTTATGACAGTAGCTGATGAAGATGATTTAAATATTTTATTCCTCAAGGTTAGTCGTAAGGGCAAGTATGTTGCAGTCCAAACTAAGTTCACTTGGGTCACCGACAACTTTTTATACTACAGTTCATCTAAGACAGGTGACTGGCTAATAATAGAATTCGAACATTTTTTTCAGCACAACAAAGACCTTCTTAAAGCATATTCAAGCACAGTGACACCAACAGACACCACGTCAGGCAACTTGCTCACTATCAACACCGCTTTAGCTTAAAAACACAGAACCCTACATTGATGTTTGGTCGGGGTACCTCGACTCTCCTTGAGAAGATGTGAAATACCATCAACGGATCTGGAGTCAGCTTGGATAATAATTATCCAAGGAATACCGAGAGGGCTCTCGTTAGGTTAAGCGAACCCTCAATGAGCCTGCATCTATTTTGTCTTGATGGTGCAGGACATGCGTTGCCGAAGGATTAGGTGTGTGCCACCTAATAGCTTCACTACAGTCCCATTAAACTTTACAGGGCAACCGGTGGCGTCATGCAGCACCAATAGCTAGTGTGACGGGGAACAGACAACACAGGATGACAGGACGTAGCAATATGATCCAAAATCTGTGGTAGTGCTGAGTAGCACTACCATGGCTTCCTGAACAGCAATGTATTAAAGAAGAGATGAATAAACAACTACGATTGAAAAGCGTATACCGAAACGAGCAAAGCGAGTAAGGTATAAGTTGTCTGAAGGACAACTCTAAAAGGAAAAGAGAGAACTAAATGAATAGTTCTCTCTTAGAGAAAACTAAATGAATAGTTCTCTCTTTAGAAGAATGGAATGTTGGATTGTTTCGTTATTTCTAGGTTACTTTCTACCAATTCGCTGATAGATTTCCTTTCAAAATCGCTCATGTTAAGAACATCTTCATACGTCGCGCCCCCTCTCATATACCATGACAACTGCAATGCTTCTTTTTTTAATGATTGAACTTCTTTTTCATATCTTTCGATGAGCTTCTGAACTTCCTCCGGAGAGGATTTAAGAAGCCTTATTCGAAAAAATCTGATGGGCTTATGCTAAAGGTTTGTTCGTATTGGTGCTTGCAACTTTCGCATTCAATCTTTAGCGGTTTAACCTCAGTGTCTGAACGTATTTTTGCATTGGTATCTCTGATTTTAGCATACTCGACACGTCCGCAACTCTTCAAGAAGTCTAGAATAAACTCTTCTTCTCTAACTTCTGCTGTAGGGGTTTTAATGTACTCGATGGATTGGCTAAGGATTTTCATAGTAAGGGAAGTAAGATTTTCTAATGCTGCCTTAGTTATTTTATTTCTAGCGGCATCGTCTTTGGTATCATCTAGCTGTGAAAAAGTTCTCTGCAACTCGAATTGTCCTAAAGCGGCCTCATTCATAATCTCGTATGTTATAGGTTTGTACTTGATGGAAAGATCACCTAATTCCAAGATAGAATCATAGTCCCCTGCTTTTAACGTACTCAAGACTCCAGTCAAGTTTACTCCGACGGTATTAGTCTCTTTACATTCCGGACAATCTGATATTATTTCTGTAATTTCATTGCCGGATGCGATCTTGATTGCGATAAGAATAGAATCTATATCATTACTGCTTACTTGCCATGGATCCTTGATTGCTGGAATACAACTTTTAATTAGTTCTGCTAGCGCAGTACCGTTGAACAATGCATCAGGAGTCCTTGCAGTGATCTCGTCAATCGCGGTCATAGGATATACAGGGAGTTCTCCGGTTTCGGGGAACTCGATAACTTTCGGTGGATAGTCTTTCCCTTGCGATGGAAGTTTGATGTATACTGCTGGCCTTCTAAAATACTGTCTTAGTGGATTGTTGTCCATATGTTCCTCATAAAAATTGGGTTATTTACTAACGATAAATACAAATATATTTAGTTACCTTAATATACCCTAAATTTAAAGTTTGGAAATATATATGGATCCGGAACAATTAGAAGCGTTTAACGAGCAAATGCGTCAATTAAATGAGGCATTGGGTAATTTCGGTAAATCTGCCGAACAGGCCGCTTCTAGCCAACAACGAATTCCCGGCACTGTTGGTGGATTTATTAGTAGCATTACTAATGCTACTAAATCTCATAACGAATATGTCGGTGCATTAGGATCCTTAAAAAAATCACATGATATGGGGGCCGCATCTGCATTAAATTTTGGAAAAGGTTTGGATGCTAGTTTAGGGGCAGTTAGTAGTTTTGCTAAAGCGATGAACGAGGGTGGTGGATCCTTCGCGAAGTATAATGATAGTTTATCTAAAGCAGGAGACGCTGCACTTGCATTTGGTGCAATGTTTGGTCCTGAAGGAATAATAATCGGGTTAGTTATAAAAGGATTTACTGCACTAGCAGGAGTACTCAATAAGCAATCTGACGCACTCTTAAAGGCATCTGATGACATTAGTCAGATGGGTGCCGCAGGCTCATTTTCAACTGACAAATTACAACAGATGGCTAATCAGGTAGGTTTGACCTCTACTGATTTAGGTAAACTAACTAAGCCTATGCAAAATATGCATGGTGGGTTACAAACGCTCGGCGGATCTATGGACGAGGCCGTAAAAAAGTTCGCTCAAATGAATCAGGTAACTCCGGAAGTTCGTAAGAATTTCCAAAGATTGGGGTTTGACGACGAAAAAAGAATCCAAGCAACTGCTGATTATGTGCAACTCCAAAGAAGTTCAGGAGCAATGCTGGCTAAAGATCAGCTAACGCAAAGAGCCCTGCAAACTAGTTCTCAGGATTATACCGAAAACTTAATAAAACTCAGTGCAATAACCGGAAAATCTATTGAAGAAAATAAAAAAGAACAAGAAATTGCTCGTGCTAATGTGGCATGGAAAATTCAAGAACACAAATGGGCAACTGAAAGGCAGGCTGCGGTGGACAAGGGAGACGATACCGCAGTAAAACGAATTGATATGCAGCGAGCCGCCGCCAATAAGATGATGGATGACGCACAGGCTGCCGGAGGCCCTGCCATGGCAGCAGCAGCAGCAACGACTTATCTTACTGGGGCCGTGACCAAAGCAGGCGCTGGATACGCAGCTGCGGGTCTTGATATTAGAAAAATGGCAGATGCAGCTAAAGACGGTAGTTATAAACAAGGTCAACTTGTTGATGCATATGATAAAGGTATGGATAGATTTGAAACTATGGCAGGGTCAAGTCTAGCTTTATCGGATAAACTGCAACAGTTTACTCATATAACTGACAAAACATTAGCTGATTCTAACACTAGACAAGCGCAAGCTATGAATGGCGAGAATAGAGTTCAGGCTGCTCAAGCTGAAGCAGATAAAATAGCTGCAAATAAAGCAGGTAAGGGACCTGTTGCTGAAGACCCACGACAAATGGCAAGAAATGCTTTAACTGAAGTAGAAAGAAGTGTTAAAGTAGCAATGGATGGTCTTTTAGCAGGATTTGGAGCATTAACTCTTGCTGCTGGAGCAGCAGCACTTGCTTTAGGAGGTTTGGCTGGCGGCGGAGGAATATTAGGTAAAATTGGTGGACTACTAGGCGGAGGCGGCAAAGGCGGAGGAATATTAGGTAAAATTGGTGGACTACTAGGCGGAGGCGGCAAAGGCGGAGGAATATTAGGTAAAGTTGGTGGACTACTAGGCGGAGGCGAAGCCGGAGCATTAGGTAAAGTAGGCGGCGCGCTGGGCAAACATGCAGGTTGGATCGGCATGGCCGGAATGGAGGCACTAGATTATGCATCCGGAAAAAAAGAACTAACTGGAAAAAATCTTGCAGGATCGGGCGGTGGGGTTGCCGGCGGCCTCGCAGGCGCGGCCCTCGGTGCCGGCAACCCATTGGCACTCGCATTAGACCCGTTTACATTTGGAGGTGCTTCTGTAGTAGGAGGACTTGCCGGCGGCGCACTAGGTTATTTCGGAGGAGAAAAATTAGGAAAAGGATTATATGGTGGTGTTAGTGCTTTAGGCAAAGGGATAGGTGGCTTATTTAGCGGAAGACCGAGAACTAAAGAAGCTGCGGCTTCTCCACAGGCACCTAATGTAGATCCTAACAATCCAGCAGATCCCGTATCACAATCTCTAAAAAGACTAGATGCTATAGCCAAAGGTATAGGAATATCTAATGGACTGTTGTCCTCAATTCTTGCTGCCGTAACTAGCCGTCCCGGATCAATGGCCGGTAGTTCTGCCGGCGCTGGAGGCGCTGGAGGCGGAGGTGGCGGAGGCGGCCCCCCACCTAGCGGCGGAGGAGGTGGAATTTCCTCCATAATCAATAAAGCCGGTTCCGCACTACTTAACACAGCTAGTTCCGCTGAAAAATGGTTAGGAACTGAAGCTGGTTCAGCAGGTTCTGCTATGACTAATTTAGGTAAGTTAGGGTCCGGAGCTGCATCAGGAGTAGGTAAGTTTGCATCAACTGTATTAGGTTCGATGGGCAACTGGATCATGGATATGATTGCCGGCAATGAAGGTGCGAGGACACGACCTTATAAAGATAGTTTAGGACTTTGGACTGTGGGTGTGGGCCACTTGATTGGTAATGGCAAGACGCTTCCTCCTGAAATGAATAGAGAATTCTCTAAGCAAGAAATCACAGAGATGTTCAAAAAAGATTACGGGGTACACGCCGCCGCCGCTGCTAGAATTCCTGGATTCGATAAAATGAATGAAAAAGGGAAGGCGGGCTTAATAGATTTGACCTTCAATATGGGTCCAGCTTGGTACAAAAAGTGGCCTAATACCGTCAAAGCTTTAGAAGCGGGTGATGCTGAAGGCGCAGCAAATGGACTTGAACATAGCCTATGGTATAAACAAGTAGGGAAGCGTGCAGCTAGGACGGTCGATTTGATTCGACATGGCGGTAAGATGCAAGCTGCGAAAGGCGGCGTATTTGATGGTCCTACTACCGGTTATCCAGTAGAACTTCACGGCAGAGAGATGATAGCGCCTCTAAATGCTGATTCAGTGCTGATGAGGTTGGCTAAGACGCCCGCTAATGCAGCAGAAAGTAAAACCTCGCATGAAGCAGTTACTGCACAAACTACAGTCGATAACTC